TGATCCCAAAACGGTTTTCCGCACATATCGCAGGAAGAGAACGCCTGCCCCATCCAGTGGAAGTCAGTGCATGTTGGTCGCTCGGGCTCTACAGGGTCGGGTGTGCTCGGTTCTGACACGAGGGCGGGGAGCTGTGCGCGGATAGCAACCCCTGCTTGGTCGCGGCCTCGGGAGTACCACTGGCTGCGTGAACCACTGTTGAGTGCGCCAATCCCGTACCCCGTTGGCCGGTGGTCGCCTGCCGCGATCTGCGCGTCTTTCTCGATCTGGTCAGCACGAACCGCAGCATCGTGGGCAGCAAGCCAGCGATCAAACCGCTCGTAACCTTCTGCTCGTGCCGCCTCTACGGGCTTAGCGCGATCCGTTGCTGTCGTCGCGGCGTAACCAACCATGATCCGCAACCAGTTAGTCGTCGGTGTGTACTCGGTTTCAGTCATCACTTACTCCTTTGCCGAGTTCCTCAGGTTGGTGGTTTGCGATCATTGCCTGAGCGACTGCCCACGCTTCGTCTGAGTCGAGCGCTACACCGTGAGGCGCATACAGCCAAACCATCCCGTCATTCGGTCGCCTCACAACCTTGACTGTCTGCCGTAATGGTTCTGTTGTTACCTCCTTCACCTGCTCGTCACTCATGGTCACCACCACCTAGAGCAGCCACAAGAGCAGCACGAGCCTCAACGCGGCAATCCTCTTTGCTGCCGTTTGAGAGCGTGCCGTGTTCGCCCCCATCCCACGGGGCATACCAGATGTCATCGCGTCTTGGCTTGGCTTCGTAAATCGCTTGCGCGGCCTTCTCGACCATCTCGTCTGTCACCTCTACCTGTACCGGCTGAGAGCCCCCGCGTGTTGCACCGCACCCCATCAGGCACGGATCGCCGTCAGCTATCTGCATCGGCCAGTCGTGCTCGCATTCAGTGTCGGATGGTGCAGCCTCACCCTTGCGGGATGCTTGCCACTCCACCACGGCATCCGTGATTTCATCCGACAGCCCTTGCGTGGTGATCTTGTGCTGATCGACCACAACTCGCTCAATGACGTGACAGAGCGCAACATCAGAGTGCAGTGCGCCCTCGGTCGGTGCAGTGACGGCAGCAGCTTCCAACTCGGCAATCCGGTTGCGTGCCTTCACCAACTCGGCCCAATACTTTGAGGCCATGTGGGGTGACTGCGAGAACTGGTCGGTCTGTTCCGCTGCGAGGACACACGCCCCCTGGAGGAAACCGCCGACAACAGACTCAGGACAAGCAAGCCCAAGACCTTCCTCGGGGCCGTGATTGTGGACAGGTGGATTCTTCCGGTTCATCGTCCTTCTCCGTTCGTCGTTTTCGGCTCCATGTTGTGCGTGTGGCAGTAGCAGACCGCATTGAGGCATCCGTACTGCTTCGTGTGGCAGAACTCGCACCGTTTGCATTCGGTGTCGCGTCCTTTGGTGTTTCCGTGCACCCGATCGGTGCCATTTAGGATCGCCATGGCCTAAAAAGGGGTCTCGTCTGAGTAGCTGCTGGGGGTGTTCCACACGTCCCCTGCGGCCTCAGAATTCGCAGGGGGAGTCGTAGCCCATGGTTCGCCAGTTGTCGCGCCCACGGTGCCGCCGCTGCTCTGCTGAGCTGCACGAGGAGCCGAGCCGTCACGGGGTGCGCGGGTGATCTGCGCTGTCGCATAACGGAGGCTGGGACCGATCTCGTCGACCTCAAGTTCCATGCTCGTGCGCTTCTCGCCCTCTTTGGTTTCATAGGAACGCTGACGGAGGCGACCCTGCGCAATAACGCGGCTGCCCTTGGTCAAGGTTCCCGCAACGTGCTCGGCGAATTCACGCCAGCACGAAGCACGGAGAAAGAGTGCTTCTCCGTCTTTCCACTCGTTCGATGCCCGATCGAAGGTGCGCGGCGTTGAGGCAATGGTCATGTTTGCGACCGCGAGCCCCGTGCTCGTGTAACGCAACTCGGGGTCAGCAGTCAAATTTCCAACAACGGTCAGAATTGTTTCGCCGCTCATGAGATCTCCTTCTTGTAGCGCTTAGTGATGGGTCCGCCGACGTGCTGCCAGCGTTGGCCCCGGATGATTCCGGAGACGAGTGATTGCGCGACTCCGTACTTCGATGACAACGCGGCTACCGCCGCGCCCTTGGCCGCCTCATGGCGCATGTTGACGACTTGCCATTCCGTCAAGCGAGCTACAGTGACCCGCCTTGACCCCCGCGCGGAACGCCCCTTGTCGGTCATGTCTCGCATATTGTCGGCGTGCGTTCCCACGAAGAGATGAGCGGGGTTAACGCAAGCCGGGTTGTCGCAACGGTGGCACGCGAATTCGGAGCTTGCGAGAGCACGCCCCACGTGGATCGAAAGGGAGAACCTGTGGGCGCCGATCGTCTCCGGCTTCTTCGGGTGGAAAACGCCGTAGCCTGGCTGATTCCTTGCCGCAGTCCAAGGCCAGCAAGCAGATTCGCCAGCCGTCTTGTCCACCTTTGCCCAGAAACGGTCAAGCACTGGCTGTTCGTAGCGGGTACCATTCACGGTAGCCCTCCAATCAAGTCGCATTGATTTAGGGTCAGGCCCCGGCGAGTGTTTCCGCACTCGGTTTGGGGCCGCTTTCATTCTATCGAACACAGCTTCGAAAATGGGGACATTCACCCCCTCAATTGCTGCTATTTCGCCGCTCATAATGTGTTCCTTTTCTGGGCTTCAATAACCCGTTGTGCTGTATCAATTTCTTGCCGCGTGAACATCCGCTCAACCGCGACCTGGTTCTCAACTTTTGATTTCTCCCGCAAAAAGCGTTGCCGTTTGCGTTCCGTTTTCGAGAACGTGCGCTCCCGATCGCGAAGAACTTTTGACGGGGTGAGTGTCGCGAGCCAAGCGGTGAAAATGTGATCGGATGCGGTCTCGACATAGGTCATGACGCCACCGCCAATGCGCGAGGCTGATGCATCGGGCAAGGCGACACCGTTCCGCACCACCCACACTTCGGAATCCAGCTCCCAACGATCGCGCGGGGCGCATCACGGTGCAACGGATCACGGTGTGCGGTCTTAGCCGCCGCCGCCATCAGACAGATCGTGAAGTCCACCGGCATCGGCTCCGGTTCAAGACGCGGAGCCTTCACCTTCGCTCGGAGACTGTGGCCGCTCTTGACCATGAGCCCCCGTCCCTCAGGAAGTTCACCGGGCTTCACAATCGACGCATCAGAGACGACAAGCCACCAGTGATGCATATACCGCTTGAAAGCCTCAGCCTTCGTCGGATCGCGCAGCTCGGTGAGCCAGTCAGACCGCGAAACCTTCACCTCGTGCCCATGAAACGCCAACGCCGATCCATAAGGCATACCGGGCCATTTATCGGCGGCGATGAAGTCAGCGATGCGCTTCGACTGCAAGCCTTCGAGCATCGACCGGACGTGTTCGGCCCGAACGTAGCGGTCCGCCATAGCTCCGTCCCTGATGCGGGTGTAGCGCTTGGCGAGGAGATTGAGCATGTCCCGCTCGGTGACTTTCACAGGTTTCGGTGTCGCTTCTTCGAACATCTCTAACATCACGCCACCGCCCCATCATTGAGCCCACTTTTGGACCGCCTACTCGCACCCTGTGGATAACTTCCCGTTTTCGAGACTGCATCTTCTTTAGAAGATGGTGTAGGTGTTGTTGTAGGTGCTGGTGTAGTTGTAGGGGACCCCCAAACGCCACCTTGCATTTGGGGCAAATCGACCCCCAAATCAACCCCTAAAGGCATATCCAAATCCACCTCTAACTCCTTCGCGTTCACGGACTTCTGACGGAGAACAGTTTTCATTTGCGGCTTCTCCCAACCCGCAAAATCCGGGTTCTCCTTCCTCAGCCGAATGAGCTCGTGGACAACCACGGCACGGATCTTGTTCGACCCGATCACCCCGAACGCATTAGCCACCGACACCGCCATACGTGGTTGACCCAGCAGACCGTCGTGACGCATGAACGACCGCACCAACACCTCATCCGTCTCCTGGTCGAACACGAGGAAATGTGCGTACGACAACTCGACGGCCGCACGCATCAGTTCGAGCACCGTCCACTCCTTCGCCCGCTGGATAATCGCCAATGGCTTCCATGCGACAAGACCGCAGTAGGAGCGTTGTGGGTCGGTGAGCATCGCAAGGTACAGGTGCTGTGCATCCTTGGTGAGGTCGCGCCACTCATCGTCGATCCACATCTCTGGTCGTATCTGCGCAAACTTGCCCACTACCTCATCACTCCTTCTCTAATTGCCCCGGTCAGCACCATGTATTCGACCGCTGTGTGTTCATTCACCGGGTTACGCTCAACTCCAACAAGCTGGTGCCAACCGTCCGCATAGAGCACGTACACACGCTGGCACCGCTCGAGCGTTTTCTTATTGGTGGAGTCCTTCTCCACCCGCACACCACGAGCCACCAAGCGCGCCCTGTACGGTCCGTCCGCGTCTTCTTTCAGCCCGTTGCAAATCACGCATGCAGCGATTAGGCACACCATGTCGTTGAGCACCTTCGAGCCACCCATGCCACGGTTCGCACGATGGTCGGCGAGCGTCGCGTCACCCATGCATCCGGGGCCAGCGATCACACATTTGCCGAGGTCGCGGGCGATCACCGCATCCCTGCGTGTCGTTGGCACCTTTGCGGTCATGCTGCACGCTCCACATCGACCCCGGTGAGCGCTTCAGCAACAGCCATACCTAAGTCGCGAGCTGCTGGCGGAGTGACCGCGTTCCCAGCCTGTTTGACCTGTTCCCGCTTCGTGCCACCTAGGTAGTAGTCGTGCGCGAACGCCATACCGACTTTGATCTCGTTCGGGGTGAGCATGCGGAACAGGACGTCATCCACGTCAAGGCTGATCTCCGACTCCACCAGCCCGTACCTGTCTGTCGTCGTGAGGGTGCCGTGTGGGTCGCTGGTCGGCTTCCCCGCCTCGGATGCACCGTAATAGGGCACGAGCAGCGACTGGTGACCACCGGTCGTTAGTGTGCGCAGCTCCTCGGTGACGGGCGTAGTCATCTCTGCACCGCCCGTGTTGTTCCGCATGACAAGCGCATGGTGATTGCCACCCGCCGAAACAGTGTCGATCGGGTGCGTTGCGGGCTTCGTCACCCCGTTGTTGCGGAGCGGAACGATCAACGCCTGGCCCGCGCCATCCGCGACCACAGTGGTGAGCGGTTCGCGTGCCGGGTCAAGAGTGCGCTCACGCTGCCGGAACTGCGCAAGGAACGGCGGGAACGCGATCGCAGTCTCATTGCGGGTTGACTGGGTGCGCGCCGGGTCACTCGCGAGCGACGCCGACTTCCCCTCCCTGCCCTCCACCGGAACCATGAGAGGCGAGTAAGCAATACCCTTCGTCTGTGCCGTTGTCTGCGTGTGCATCGGATCGGACGAATGCTGCACGGTGCCCTCGCCACGGATCCCGTCAGTGATGAGCGGGTGTACTGCGAGACCGTGCTGCACAGTCGTTGTCTGCGTCGGCATCTGCATATCAGTCGGATACGCACGCAAATACTGGCTACCTGTAGTGATGCCGTCGTAAGTGTTCCCCGCGGCCGTAACGAGCAGCGGTTTCCAGTACCGCTCGATGCCCTTCTCAATGCGAGCCCGCGTCTTATCCGCCAACGGCTTCTTTTTGTCGCCGATGCGCTCGCCCGGAATTGACCAATCAATAGCAGATGCAGCGGGCAACCATGCGGGTTCGATGATGGTCGCGCAGCTCGGGCACCGGTAAACATATTGAGCTCTGTACCTGCCCCAGCGTTCCTCTTTCTTGAACGCCTGCACTGCTGACACCATGCCGTGGTTTTCGCAGAACGCTTGTGGGCGGGTCCACTTGCCGATGTTTGGCTTCCGCTCGCCCTTCCGCCAGAACACGATGTACATGCGGTCACGAGACTGCGGGGCGGGGAGACCTACGGCCTGCGCGTGCATCGAGTTGAGCCACACGAGCTCGTGCTCATAGCCCAGCAACTCCATCGTCATCAGCCAGGCGGGGAATGGCACCCACCGGTACGCATCAACGACGTTCTCGATGATGATGGCCCGGTACTGGTGGTGCTCGGCGAACCGGGGCACGTCGTACATGGTGGCGCGGGAACGGTTAGCGGCCTCGTCGGGAAGCGGTGCGGTGCCGTCGAAGTCGAATAGAGCTTCGTTGACGGCGCGCTGCCGTTTCACACCCTTTGCCACGGAATGGTTGGTGCATTCGGGTGACGCCCACAGGATATCTGTGCGCTGAAAGTAACCCGGATTCACCTGCGAAATGTCCGCGCTCGAGTGATCCGTTTCGGGGTGGTTGATCTGGTGGGAGTCGATGGCCTGCTGCCAATGGTTCGCAGCGGTGACGACCTTGAACCCGGCGTCAACGAGACCGGAAGAACTTCCACCGGCGCCACAAAATAAGTCAGTTACGGTGAGGCCGTTCCATGGCACCGTGGGCTGCTTGTAGCCGATCGGGGTGAGGGTTGCGGTGGTCATGGGAGTTCCTTCTGGATGAGGTCGATGGTGGTCTGGTTGGGGTTACGGGCGCTCATGCGATATCCCCGAACTCGAACGGCTCAGACGTGCTCTTGATCAGTTCAGGAATCCAGAGATTCATCTGGCTCTTGACGCTCGGAGCTACACGCTGCTCGAACGCAAGACAGAACTCCTTCTTGATTTCGAAGCCGTACGCCTCCCGGCCCAGATTGTGCGCGGCGAGAAGCGTTGTCCCGCTCCCGGCGCACGGGTCGAGCACAACGTCTCCCGGGTCGGTGAATATCTCGATGAGACGCTCGAGCAGCGGCACCGGCTTCTGTGTCGGATGCACCTTCGGGGTGATGGTGTCGCGCGTCCAGTCCATGACGTTCATTACCATCTGCCCGTTGTTGTTGAACTTCGGAAGCTTGCCGCGGTACAGCAGAATCCCGTATTCGGCATTGCCGACAATGCGCATGTTCGCTTTGAGAACCTGGGGGGAGAAGTTCTTCCGGAACACGAGGTTGATGTAGTGCTCGAAGCCGTGCTTCTTCCCCTCGGCAATCAGCTCCATCTGCTGCTCGAACGCGCAGAACACGATCATGCAACCCGCCTGCCCCGTCTCCTTCGGCTCCTTCTTGAGCAGACGCGAGGTGAAGTGCATGAACTCCGAGATGCGGAAATCCTTATCGGTGTCGAAGAACTGTTTCCCTGCGACTGCCGACTGTCCGTTGGCAATTTCGCCGCCGACGTACCACTGCGGGTTGCTTCCGTATGCGTCGGTTCCGACGTTGTAGGGAATGTCGGCGATAACGAGTTGCGCTTTGGGGACGTTGTAGCGCTTGCTGTTCTGAAAGTGATCATTGATGAGCTTCATCGCTTCACCGCCCGTACACGGTCGAATGGGACAGTCTCAGTCCACGACCACTCCGTTGTTACCGACACCGTTTCCCGGTTCACACGCACAACCGTGCGGAGCTTCCCGAACCGGTCAACGATGTGAGTGGCACCAACAATGTCGTCACGGGTGAGGCGCACACGCTCAGATTCGACCTGTGCAGCCCGTTCCTTCACCGCCCGGTACTCGGTGTCACTGGCGGTCTTCTGGCGGCTCAGCTCGGCACTGATCGAATCCTCGTTAGCTTTCGCCCGAGCACGGTAGGCGGTCACAGTGTCGCGGCTCACAGTGCATCCCCAATGTCGGTGATCGTCACAGTGAAGTGCGGTTCGGCGCCTACCTCGAACCGGATCGTCGCGGACGGTTTCTGCATATGCGCAGGGTCGTCGTCGTCAACAATGCGGGCGGACGTGCCACGGTTCGAACCGATACCGTCGTAGATCGCCTTCAACAGCGGGGCGAGGTTGTCGGTATCGCGGTTGCGGCGGTCGGCAACAACCCACTCAACATCGACACGGACATTGTCCAGACCCGGGACTTTCGCAGCGCGGGTGCGCAGCATCGTCTCCTCGCGGATCATCTGGGTGTTGTCGTGCTTCGTGCGCCAATGGCAGCGGTCGTTCGCTGAAAGCCCCTTAGGTGGGCGGGGATAGTTGAGGTCGAAAGACCATGTGGTCGTCATCGTCGCACCCCGTACCCGTTGTAAGCAGCCTGAACACCTTTGTTGATGTTGAGGTTCGCGTAGAGCTTCGACGTCAACGCCTTGAGGGTGTCGTCGGCGTAATGCCATGCCGCTTTCGCGTTATGAAGGTCCTCCATTTCGGTAAGTGCCTCCACATCTGCCAGAGCGCGCGCCACCGTGACGGTGTTGTTTTTCGCATGCTGGGCAAGTGCCGTGTTGCGTCGCCGTGACCATGCCCGCTCACACTCATACCGACGCTCATTCAGCTCGAGCATCTTCGCGGGCATCTGCTCAATGAGGGTGGTGAGCTCAGTGATGAGGTACTCCATCTCGGCAGGGTTCGCCGGAACAAAGTGGATCAGCTCACCACCACGAGTAAGCACATCAACGGTGGTGCCGCCTTCTGCGCCTGCGGGGGAGGTGACAGTGGGGTTCTCGTCGGTGAAGTGAGTCATCGCCCAGCCTCGGCTTCTGCTGCGGCTTGCGCTTCGTAGTCGGCGTCCGTCGGGGTCGCGGGTTCAGACTCGGCTTCTGGCGCCGGGGTTGCCTCTGGTGCGGCTTCCTCATGCGGAGCAGGCTCGTCCGTGGGTGCGTCCGCCTCTGCGGGCGAGGTTTCAGCGTTCAGCATCCCGTAGCGGGTGTAGGCCTGCGTCTGCACGGCGTCGGTGAACTCGTTCGCGGCCTTCGCCCGTTCGGCGATCTCCTTTACTGCCTCCTTCGTGTCGGCTTCCTTGAGGAGCGCACCCCAGTCCTCGGTCGGTTCGACCACAAACACTTCGCTGCTGTCATAGGTGCCAGCGTCGATGTCCTCAGCCGTGTACAGGCCGGAAAGTTCCATCGGGAACAGGCGACGGAACCCGTGAGTTTCAGCACGGATGCCGAGCATGTGCCCGGGGCGGGTCGTCCAGTTGCCGCCCTTACCCCCGAACTCGGCCATGGTGACGGTCTGCTCCAGCGGGCGACTGATGCCTTTCCGGTAAATGCGGATGCGTGCAGCGTGAGGTGCTTTCGGTGGGACGGTCGACCATGGGCCGTCTTCGGTGGCCTGCCACTCGATCGGATCCTGCCCGTCGTACTGGCCGGTTCTCTGTGCGACCAGGCGCATGCCGTCAACACCAACGAGTACAGTCCACTTGCCACCCATCTGCGCGGCGTAAATCTGCTTCGCTGTCGGGTCGAGGCCGGTGCGCTGGCATGCCTGAATGAACGCGGCCATAATGCCGGACGGTGCGAAGCGACGGTTTTGCCCTTCCGTCCAAGTGAGGCCAGCGAACTCCATGAGCGCGGCGGTGTCGGGGTTCCATGTTGCTGGGACGACGGAGCTGGGGAGCACCATCTCTGTGGTTGAACTCATAGTGCGTTCATCTCTCTTTCGAATTCGAGCGCCCGGGTGAGGCGGTCGAGGAGGTCTGTTGCGAGGGGAAGAATCTTCGACGTGAGGTCGACGATCTTTGGGTGGTTGCGCGGGATGGTGAGTTTCTTTGGTTCGTCAGCGCGGGGAATCCACTCGCCTGTAATTGGGTCAGTGACGAGTTCCTGCCAGATGAACTCGATCTCTTCGAACTCGGGGACGACAACGAATTGAAAAGCGATCTGTCTCCATTCGCCAAGCGTGGGACCGGTGACGACCTTGTTGTGCTTCGCCTTGCATTCAGCGCCAGTAGTCCCATCAGCGCCGTCGGGCGTAGCCGCGAAGCCACGTTCGCCGGGTGAGTGGAACAGGGC